AGCTATGGCTGGAGACAGAACAATCACTGTGGGAGATCTCTCCACAAGGACAGGATGGGAGATCGATCTCTGCCTTAATCGGTTGAATATCCTGGTAGAACAAAGAGGGTGGAGCAAGAAGAACGGCCAGTACACCCCGCCGCCGGAGGCGGTTTTGAAATAACACAACAATCAGACACAGTAACACCAACCGTCACAGCGCAACGGCACATATCCCCCCCCTGTGGATGAAGTTGAAGAAATTGCCGAAAATGGTCAAATGACCAAATCCGGCAAAAACACTTTCAAACCGCAATTATATACTACCTGGAACTATAGTAATCTGGGCAAAACTGGAAGACCTTATTGTCCATAGTTTTAAATATATGGTAATATAGATTACCGTGTGATGTGCAAATGTCGTATAATCAAGCCAAAAGAAGAAGCCGATATCCTGGAGGCGCTGGAAGGTGGTCTACCTGTCCGAGATGTAGCGAAGCGGTTTGATCGGAGCCATTCGTCAATAAGCCGAGTAGCATCCCGGAATAACCTAAATCTGGACCGGTCCCGGAGCAAAAAGGCCACCGACGCGGCAAAAGCCTTCAATCGTATCCGGCGGCTTGAAACGAGCAACCGATCTTTTAGAAAATATGAAGAGCTACTAGCGCGGTGTGATAACGCAAACGACCTCCGAAACCTGGCCATAGCTTACGGCATTTTCGTAGACAAAAGGCTCCTCGAAGATGCCGACGACGGCGGCCAGAGAGGCGGCGAGATTCACCTCCTTCTCAGCACGATCAAGCGCGGCGGCGGTGGTCGGTGATGGGCTTCCAAGTACCGACCGGAAAACAAGCCGACTTCGTCCTGAATTCGGACGCACGGGTGAATATCGCACATGGCGCGGTAAGATCCGCAAAAACTGTAGGGTGTAATGTCCGATGGCTTGAGGCTATCCTGAAAAACCCCGGCCAGGCTCTGATGGTTGGAAAAACTTTAGGTTCGCTTGAACGAAACGTTCTGCTCCCGATTCAAGGGCTGGTAGGGGCGGGAAACTTCGAATACAAACGGTCTCTGAAGGTGGCGCGGATATATGGGCGAGAGGTCTGGTGTGAGGGCGCAAACGACGAGAGCGCTTATGAGAAGATCTCTGGCGAGACCTTGGCCCTCGGTTACGTGGACGAAGGCTCCCTTTGCCCTCGGAGCTTTTGGGACATGCTCATATCCAGGCTCTCCGAGAAGGACGCCCAGCTCTTCACCACCACGAACCCGGGACCTCCTGGACATTACCTAAAGAAGGCCTGGATTGACCGCGAAGAGGAGCTGGACCTCAAGGCATGGCACTTCCAGTTATCAGATAACCCGTGGCTAGATCCTGCTTACGTCGAAGAACTGAAGCGCCAATTTACAGGGCTGTTCTACCAGAGATACATCCTCGGGTTGTGGGTAGTGGCTGAAGGATCCGTCTACCAGAACTTCGATAGGTCATTGCACGTAGTCGGTCATCTACCCGATGGCAAACCCGACGCGCTGAGGATCGGCATTGACTGGGGGGCCACCCATCCGACCGCCTTCTTGAAGATGTACCGGTACGGCGGCGTGTGGTACGTGGCCGGCGAGTACCGAAAGTCTGACCTGACCAACGGCGAGCTGGCTAAAGATCTTCAGGATTTCATCGGCGGCCAGTATCCCACTTCGATCGAGGTAGATCCTTCAGCCAAATCCTTCAGGCTGGAGCTGAGGCAGCGAGGTATCTCTGCTGTGATGAAAGCAGATAACGCCGTCCTGGACGGTATCTCGAGGGCTGGAGCTGCCTTCCAGCGCGGTGACCTCAAGATCGTGGGACCGTCCTGTCCTATGCTCGTTGAAGAGATCGAGGGCTATAGATGGGATCCGAAAGCGACCGACCGCGGCGAGGATAAGCCGATCAAAGAAGCCGACGATCTGGCCGACGCACTGCGATACGTGGGTAACCGAATTTTCAAGCGGAGAATAAAATGACACTTACAAATTTTGATTTCATATCACCTGGTGCGCCCTGGCCGCCAGAAGACGAGGTACGCAGACTGAACATTTATGCAAGAAATGATCTGCTTTTTGATGGCCATCACGACCAGGTTTTTACCGATCTGAACAACCCGAGGGCGGTTAAGCGGATCTCCATGAAGTTGAATTGGTTCAAGCGTGCTACAACGCTGTTCGCAGATCTTCTTGTGGGTGAGACCCCGCGAATAACAGCAACAGAAGAAGACACGATCAACCGGCTAGTTACGGATAACTCGCTCCAGCTCGCCACTTATACAGCGGCTTGTGATATCGTGAAGTATGGGACGGCGTTACTGAAGGTCAGGTTTGATGAGCGCGGCATAATTAGCAGGATCCCGCCCAGAGTTTGGTTTCCCGTCGTCTCACCCGATGACGCCGACGAGGTCACAGCGCACGTATTAGCCTGGGGGGTCGGCAAAAACTACATGCGAGTCGAGATTCATCACCGTGGCCGAATAGAACACAAATTATTCTTACTAAAGGATGGTAAGATTGATCGGTCGGTATCGCTCGCCACGATCTCCCGATACGCAAACCTGGAGCCCGAAGTCGAAACCGGCATCTCTGCGTTCCTGGTGATTCCCATCCACAATATCAAAGGCTCTGATAATTACGGGCTTGATGATTATTCGGACATGATCGATCCCGTCCGAGAGATCGAGAAGCGGCTCATCAGGAATTCTAGCATTCTTGACAAGCACGAAGAACCCGACATGATCATCCCGGCGGGGACTGCAGAAATCGACCCACTGACAGGTGAGGCAGTGTTCGTGGGTGGTGGCCGATATATCGAGGTTGACGAAGGCCAGGCAAAGCCTGAGCTTCTTGTGTGGGATGCGCAGATGGTGGCCGCCTTCAAACAGGTTGATGCGCTTCTTTACCAGCTCTGCTTAGTCTCGGAGATCAGCCCGGCGGCCCTGGGAGATCTCAAGCACGGGATCGCCGAATCCGGATCCGCACTCAAACGGCTGATGCTTGCAACCCTGGCAAAGGTTAACCGGATCCGGCTGAGGGTGGACCCTGCCATCAAGCACGTGCTCCAGACCACAGCAGCCTTGGAGGTTGCGTCCCGGATGCCGGGTGCTATGCAGCTTACCAGCCTGGCCATAGAATGGGCTGACGGTCTCCCTGCAGACGATCTGGAGACAGCCCAGGTAGAGAAAACTAAGCGCGAAGCAGGGACCACGTCCAGAAGATCGAGCGTGGCCAGGCTGATGAAAGGCGCAACCGATGAAGTCATAGATGCTGAAGTGGCCCGCATCCTGGAGGACGAGGACATGTTTACCCGTGAGATCCTGGCATGAAGCAGCTTACAATCGATGAGATTAATCTGCTCACAAAATTTCAGAAGAGCTTGAAGCTGGGCGTAGTCACCTCACCCACCGCAAAGGGGCGGTCTCTCCTCACGACCATCTCCCTGGATGTGGAGGACCTGGCCTCTATGCCCCTCCGAGACCTGGCGGGTTACCTGTCGGCCTACAATCAGGGAATCCCTCTCAAAGTGGTATCACGGAAAGTCAGGGAGGCGGATCCTATGCTCGAAAAGTACGGGCGGCGGTTGTGGTCGGACATGGTTGACCCCGGCTCAAAATATTATCTAGGCGGCCCTTATAAAAAGCAGGCAGAGGCCACCATCTACAAGCTCGAAGGCATGGATTTGATGGCCTCCTTCCCATCAAAACGAGAGCTGGATCCACTCATCGACAAGTATCTTGAAGAGCGCGGCGGGTTGTTCATTAAATCTGTGGGAGAATCCGGGCGCAATGAAGTACGTCGAATATTGATCGAGTCTTACCGGGAGTCGGGTACATGGTCTGCCTTCGATAAGAAATTCAGAGAAGAGTTCAGCTATTCGAAGAAATGGAAACGTTATCAGATTTACCGAACCGAGCACGCGTTGGCGGCCAACAACGCATATTTCAGCATCGCCGACCAAATCAAAGAAATCAGCGGGTTTCACATAATTCTAGGGCCGAGACCATGCTCCTGGTGCCGATACATGGCTAGTTTTACCCACAAGGCGACAGAACAACGACCACCCTACCATACAAATTGCTATTGTTTACCGGATCCGTTCATCGAAGGCATATCTCGCTCGGTGGGCCGTAAAGTCGACTCTGACCCATCAAATTTCATGAAAAAGAACGAACATCTACGCATGGAGCAGAACTACGCAAACTTCAGAACTACGCAAACTTCAGAACCGCCACGACCGTTTCATAGAAACGCTTAAATATACGATTGTACATAAAGGCTAACTATGGCAGACGAAGACAAGGAATTCACGCAGGCGGAATTAGAT